ACCATCTACATCTATATTTCCAGATATATCTAAAGAGGCCGCTATAATCTCGCCGCTAGCATTTATCGCACCATTAATATCTATGGTAGTGGCAGCAATCTGTATTTCTGTATCCGCTACAAGGTCTAGCTGTCCATCTGCGCTAGAATTTATGTATATAGCATTGTCACGAAACTGTATCTTTTGGTCCGTAGCTGTGGTGTTTCCGTTAGCTAAAACTTCAGTTAATGTGTCTGAAGTAGCAACTTGGTTGTCTACGTACGTTTTAATAGATTGTTGTGTAGCAAGTTTGGTGGCACTGTTGGACGCCATGTTATCTTCGTCAAGTATGTCTGTAATAGCAACAGAACCTGTACCTGATAAGCTGTTAAACTCTACTGCGGCTAGATCAGTGTTACCGGCAACAGTCAAAGTGTTATCTACAAACAAATCTGGTACAGATATATTCTGTGTAACGTCATACACTATCGCGCTAGAACCGCCACCATCAGTTGCTATAACTTTTAGTTTACCCGCTGCTACAACTACATTTGCACCTGAACCTTGAGAGAAAGTTATAGTATGGCTTGTGCCATTGTGTATAAACCAAAGTTTAGATAACGTGTTAGGGCCGATAGTTACAGTACAGTTTTGATTACCACCGCTATATCTAATATATAAAGCACGGGCTTCAGCGTTTGTAGATGTACCATCTGGCACAGTTAAAGTGTCTGTAGCTGCGCTTGCTAAAGTTTTAGCGGAATACCCAAAAGCATCGCCTATAAGCTCTAAATTCGTATTAGTTGTTACACCCCAAGTACCGGACTTTTCACCAGTCCCAATTTCTTCGAGCCTAAGATCATTTTCAAATGTACTTGCCATGTCGTAAACCTTTATCCGATGCGAATTATAGCGGTAGAAGCCGCCGCTGTTGGGAATGTAACTGTGAATGTGCTTGAGTTAGAAGACTTATCTGACCCAAAGTCTAACACCGCTACCGCAGGATTTGTTCCTCCGGCTGAATATATTAACGCTCCACGCGCAGTTATTGTTGAGTTAGTCCACGTAGCGTTAGAAAAATCTACGTACGCTGTAGTTTCAGAAGTAGTCGTAGTTGGAGTTATAGCTACCCCACCTGCAGTATAACCTGCACCCGACACCTCGTTCGTTGTTGTGTACGCGGTAGTATCCGCGTTAAGTGTGGCGCTAGAGGTATACAGGGCAATTTTATACGTCTGACTGGTATCAGCACTAAAATCCATTGTGCCGTCAAGCAACGCAAGTTTGAAAGATGTACAGGTAAAGTTACCAACAAAAGCCATTAGTTCCCCCTGTTAACAGGCACACGTGCCTGCCCTGAACGATACGCATCTCTGCGTAGTTTACCATTAGTCATCTCCATTAACAAGGTTACAGCTTGTAAATAAAGCTTTTCATAGTTTGCAATTACGTCTGGTTCACCTTTTTGGAAGCGTATAGCCTCTATAAGAGCGCCATTTAATAGCGCAGAACTAGCGTTATCGCCTAACCACGAAGTACCTGCAGTTACAATAGACGGTGGATAAGCGCCGTACACATGTTCAAGTTCATAGTTAGAATTTGGCGTTGGAACTAGTTCAATCTGTGTGTCACTATATTCTGCGTAGAACTTAGGTATTCCGTAATGTACACTTGTATTAATTGGGTAAGCTTCACGTAAAAAATTAACATCCTTGTTTAACAAGTAAGTATACGTACCGTTATCTATAACCGCGATACTGTATGTGTATAAGTAATCGCTGGGTAGCGTGTACAATTTGTTTGTGTTTGCTACTGGCCCACCATCCACTTTACGTAACGCTGGGATGTCTACTGTTTGTAACAGCTTCTCTTCCGCTTGTTGCGTAAACATAGCAAGCTGATCGTCTGTAAAAGATGTTTCACAGATGTCTTCTATATTTGTTTTAAGCGAAGCGTAGTTCATTGATTACCCCATTGGCCCTCTTGCGAAAAGGCCCTTAATAGCAGCACCTGTACCACGTATCTTGGTCTTACCTACCACCCTGCCACCTTCTTTGTAGGCTGTCTGCATAGCCTGACCTGTTTTCTTAGCCTCCATAGCTGCTGCTTTTTTACCTGCCGCATCGTAGCTAAATTCTTTATTTCCAACTTTAGGCATTACACATCTCCTAGTTTACAGTTACGTCGCCTATTGAGGCTACCATTTCCAAGTTATTAACAGATAACCCGTATAAATTATTTCCGTCACCAACAGGGTTCCAACCCCATTGAATATTCCTACTACTGCCGTATCCCGCAAAATCAGGCCGTGGATTACGTATTGCCTGCGGGTCATTGACTGGAAATTCCCCTAGTTTGTTTTGGGGGTGGTCACCACTCCAGCATTCACGACACGCTTTTATGTTAGTATCTTTACCTTTTGTTATGATACTACGCAACTCTTTTAGTTTGTAGCGAAACCCACAGACATCACATTCCGCTATAGTTTTTGTAGCAGAGGCAAACCTGTTTGTCATAATTACACCACACTTATTCTAGGCACAAAGTGCGCTGATGTTTTTTCTCTGTCTTCTGAGGCAGCCATATCAAACTGTTCATCGTACACAGACTTTAACATCTGCACGCGATCCACTAACTCAGGAACTTTCATAGCTATATGGTAGGCTAACCCTGCTACAAGGCATGGAAAAAACCTAAAGTTCATATCTGCAGTCTCTACACCCGCGCCTGCATCTTGTATCCGACGCATACGCCAGTAGTACAACACGTAGTCATTATTGTCTGGTACAGGCCAAACGTTAACGTGGGGTTCATCTCGTAGGCGCTCAACATACATCTGTATAGGACGCCCTTGTGATAACTTGTTTGGTATAGACGCGTATGTGCTTACACTAATTCTACTTATAGTAAGGTCAGATTGTGTACTAGTATTACCACTATTGGTACGTATCTGATGTTCCATTAAATCTATAGTGTCTGCCGGTAATTGATACCGAGAAGTGCCTTGCACAAGATTCACCGTACCAGAATCAATAGTCCACATGTTTATACCACGGTTTTGCCACTCGATTGTCATCAAGTTCATAGACCGTCTAGCTGTACGCAAGTCATACCCAGAACGCATCTCGCGCCCTGCACGTTCCCATGCTTCTTCGGCAATTTCCGTAAAGTCCATATTGAACGCTGTGGTACCTGATGTTGTCATTTCTTACGCCTTTTTACTGGAGATACACGTTTGGGCTTACCTGCTGGCTGCCCTAGACGCTTCTTCTGCGCTACACGTTTACTCTTCTCAGCCTTTGTCATCTCTCCACTAGTCTTCGGAGTTTTACTAGAAACCTTCTTTGTAGGTCTGCAATATGGCGTAGCCCGCTTTTCGCCCTTCTTACGCCCACACGGTTTGCCTGTGCTAACGTCTTTCCAGTCTTCTTTGAACCAACGTTTTAACGCAGCTCCTTTTGCGGTCTTGCGAACAGCCATTACTTACCCGCCTTTTTCTTCCTACATTTTGCGATAGCCCCACTCGCATACGCGCTTGGGAAAACCTTATAAGAAGCTTTCACTTTGCGGTAGCACGAATCTTTCACCGTACCACCTTTTTTGTAGTTCTTAGTACCACAAGAAGAACAGCCGCAGCCTTTAGATTTGTAGTACCTACGCATTAGCGCATCTTACAGACTTTGCCGCCACGAGCCATACCGTAACCGCGAATCTTACCGCCACCCATCATCTTTTTGACCTTACCACCTTTTTTCATCATGGAAGGCATACTCATACGATCTTCATCGCGTTTAGCCTTTCCACGCATTTCATTAGCTTGATCTGCTAGACGCTTCTCTTGCTCTCTAGTCATATTAGTGTCAGCACGTTGTCTTTTACTGTCACCCGGCATTTGAGTTAGAGATTTTTTCTTTTTCATATTCATAGTTCTATTCCCTGTTAATTCTTTAGGCATTGATGCACGTGATATAGTCATCTAACAATTCCACTTCCGTAAACTCTTGTTTATACGGCTGTCCGGATCGTTAGCTGTTTTAGAACTTGTGTTGCGTTTCTTCATGCCCTTCATACGAGCGCAGAAAGATTTACGTCGGTTAGCAGCCTTAGAACCTTTTTTAAGTTTGCTAGGTTTTGTAGTAACTGCTGTCTTTAATTTACTTCCGGGATTAGCTTTCCGGTAGCTAGCAACGCCTTTGGCATTGAGGCCACCAGATTTACTTTTGCCCTCTTTACGAGTCCAAGCAGGGGACTTTTTGACAGAGCCTCCTGATTTGTAATAACTCCGCATACATCACCTCTAGCTGTAGAAGACTGTCATGGCAGTGATATTCGTCATCGCCGTTATTAACACATCATTTTGGCAACGTATTCCCGCTTGGGGTATATTTACCGAGTGAGAGTCTGAAGCTTTAAAATCAAGATCAAGCACTGTTGTACCGCCAGAACCGTCAGTAATGGTCAATCGACCAGCACCGCCGCCAGAAGTTAATACTTGTACCTGACGGATACGGGCAGGGCCTACAGCTAAAGATGCTGCTG